GGGTTTGGGTCGGGTAAAACGTTCTCCCTGTTCTGCCGGATGCTGACAGATAAGTTTGCGTATCCGGATATAGACCTGATTTATTGTGCACCCACCTACACACTGATACGGGATATTGCGTATGCAGAATTACCTTCTCTTCTGGCGGAGACCCCATGCGAGTGGGTGCTTAATAAAGCGGACAACACGATTAAAATTGAAGGTTATGGTAAGATTCTGTTTAGGACAATGGACCGACCCGACAAGATTGTCGGCTTTAATATTGGTAAAGCCTACCTAGACGAAATAGACACACTACCAGAGCACCACGCCCGGCAGTTCTGGATAAAGATAATCGCGCGCATGCGTCAGAAGAGTCGGGTGCCAGGGTTTACCAACCAGATATTTGTAGCGACCACGCCGGAAGGCTACCGCTTCTGTTACAAAACTTGGGGGTCAGAACCGCAGAAGCCGGGGTATCGGCTGGTCAAGGCGGCCACCCGGTCTAACCCGCACCTGCCAGAAGGATACATACAGTCGTTGGAAGCGGCGTACCCTGCGAACCTGGTACAAGCGTATTTGGAGGGGGAGTTTGTCAACTTGACCTCGGGTACGGTGTATTACGCATACGACCGCAACGACCCGCATTTCCATCACACGCTCTACCCTTCCCGCGCACCCATGGAAGGGTCGATACTCGTGGGTGTCGACTTCAACGTGTATAATATGCACGCGGTATGCGGGATGCTCCGAGAGGGTAAACTGTATATCTTTAAAGAGTACACGAAAGTACGAGACACGCCTACATTACTAAAAATGATAGATGACGACCTGGTAGGGGTATATACTAACAGCATAGTTATGTATCCCGACGCCTCCGGCAAAAACGTAAGCACCCGGAATGCCTCTCAGTCGGATTTGAAACTAATTTATGAACAGCCTAATTTTAGAGTAGACGCCCCAAACAAAAACCCGCGAGTTGAAGACAGAGTGGCCTCTGTTAATGCTGGCTTCATGAACGCGGCGGGAGAAACTAAGATTTTTATACACGAGCAGTTCTGCCCCGTACTACGAGAAGCGCTAGAGCAGCAAGTGTACGACAAAAACGGAGTTCCAGACAAATCTACCGGGCACGACCACATACTAGACGCTTTGGGGTATTTGGTTCACCGCCTATTCCCCGTAGGTGGGCCGCCCGTTATCAACCGCATTCAAGTGGTAGGGTATTAAGATGACTGATATAAAACACCACAAGAACTACCACGCGCTGAACAAAATGTGGACAAAGTGCCGGGACGTGCTGGAAGGCGAGGACAAGATAAAAGAAAAGTCCACCGCATATCTTCCTATGCTTAAGGGACAGGACGCGCAAGAGTACGACGCCTACTTGCAGCGCGGGGCTTTCTACGGAGCCACCTTTAAGACCAGTAGCGCGTTGTCAGGCATGGCGACCCGTAAAACGCCGCGCATGATAAACTCTAATCCTGAGTTAAATGCTTGGGTCGTGTCTGACTTTGACGAGCAGCATAACGATATTTGGCGCTTTAGTACGCGAGCAGTGGAAGAAAAGATAAATACTGGCCGCGTCGGTATCCTCGTCGAGATGCCTGAGCTCCCTGCCAACGGGACTCTTGCCGACCAGAAGAAGAAAACGCCCTACATGTCAATGTTTTTGGCGGAGCAAATCATAAACTGGCATTTTAACGACAAAAATCTGCCAGACTACATCGTTTTGGAGACAAAAGAAGACGAATTGAAACTGCTTGCTTCTGGCGTTTACGACACAGAAGAGGTTACAAAGACGGTTGTATTGGTTTTAGATGAGAACGGCGACTATTTACAGATACATTATGTGGACGAGATTGAAGTTAAACGGGTTTACCCTGTTAAAAATGGGAAAAGGATCAAAGAAATCCCGTTTTTCTTCATGGATATGGACGATACCGCTGACAAGCCGCCACTTTATGACATCGTAAACCTCAATATTCGGCATTACCGGCTGTATGCGGACTTTTCGCACCTTTTGCACTTCACGAGTATACCGACTTTGTGCATTTACGGCGCTCAGTTAGAACAGGGAGCCTCGTTAGCCATTGGCAGCGAAAAAGCGATGGTGTTTCCTAACCCAGAAGCCAAGGCTGAATGGATAAAAGCGGGCTCAGATGGTGCAGAACCTATAAAAAATGAGCTTATAGAGCTGGAAAACCGTATGGCGGCTATAGGAGCTCAAATTTTACAGGACAGGGTAGATCGGGAAACCGCGCAAGCGGCGCAACTGCGTAATTCGTACAACACCAGCTTTCTCAGCTTGCTAGTGTCAGAGATTTCTACTGTCATAACCAAAGCGATTAAGTTTGGAGCGTGGTGGGCGGGTATAAACGTCAGTCCGGATTTCCGATACGAGCTTGATACGGATTTCAACTCCAAGATGCTGCCCGCCGCAGAGCTTCAAGTGCTCGTACAGGCTTACCAAGCGGGTTCGCTTTCTCTGGAGTCGTTTGTATACAACTTGGAACGTGGCGAGTACCTGGCACCAGGTACTTCAGTCGAAGAAGAAATGGGTAGGATAGAAGACGCAGAACCTCAGCCTACACAGGTTAAGGTGGAAATGACCGGGGCGGTTCCGGGTACGCCAAAAGCACCCAAATCGCCTAAAGAATCTACCGGGGGACAAGAACCTGGGTAGTAAATGACCCCGCTACGCGGGGGAGCAGTGCTTTAACCACAAGGAGAGCAGAAATGTTTAGAAACGGACAGAAACGACAGTTAGCCCCTCTGTACAAGAAAGACGGTGACGAGGGCGGCGGCGGCGGCGGCGGCGGCGGCGGTGAAACGTTTACCGCTGAACAAGTACAGGCGCGAATCGCAGAAGCCACGGCAGCAGCTGTGGAAGAAGCAAAACGCGGTCTTGACGAGAAGAACCGGGAATTGCTGGGGAAGCTAAAGCAGACCAAAACCGATCTTGAGCGATGGGGAAACCTAGACCCGGACCAGGTCAAGTCGATGATGGCGACTTTTGAGAACAACGAAGATATGAAGTTGCTCGCAGAAGGGAAGGCAGACGAAGTTGTCAACCGTCGATTGGAAAAGGCGCAGGCCGCTTTTCAGAGTCAGCTGGAAAACCTGACCTCGGAAAAAACCACCTACGAGGAAAAACTGTCTAAGGCAAACGAAACCATTCGTGACCTTATGATAGACTCCAAGATCGTAAGCGCATTTCATGGGCAGCAGGGGTTAGATAGCGCGGTGCCTGACGTCGTCGGTCGCGCAAAAGCCATTTTTCGTGTGGAAGACGGAGAGGTGGTGGCCAGAGACAGCAAAAACGAACTGATGCGCGGCAAAAACGGGGTTCTGACCATTCAGGAATGGGTAGATAGCCTGAAAGAAACCGCTCCGCACTTGTTTCCTGGTTCGGGCGGCGGGGGTTTTGGCAGCGGTAGCGGCGGCGGTGGCGGCGATATGGACGAGGCCATGGCCGCAGCCGCTAAGTCGGGCGATATGAAGACGTATCGCAAGCTGCGGGCAGCGAAACAGAAGGCCGGGTAATCTACCCCTAGCCTACCGTCTTTGCGTCGCTGCTAGCCCCCTTACCATTCGTGTAAGGGGGCAACACTTTACTTCTTCTAGAACCTAGCGTATAACTCTTTCCTAACACGAGTGACTTCGTGGTGGGTGTTACGCACCCCACCCAACGGGAGTATTCCACAAGTCATCCTTCGGTTACGCCGATGTAGTGTATAATTGAAACCTTATACTATCTTGGAGTAAACTGACATGGCTAATGCTTGGGAAAACCCCACCATGATCGCTGCCGAAGCGCTCATGCACTTGGAAGACTCGCTGGTTATCACTAACCTGGCGGCTACCGACAAAACTGCTGATTTCCTGGTACGCCCGAATGGCTACGCTATCGGTGAAACAGTGAAGATCAAAACCCGTCCGGAATACGCTGTAAACGAATTCTCCGGGTCTATTGTGAAACAACCCGTTCGTGAATCAACCCGCTCGATGACTATCGAAAAGCACCTGGACGTTTCTGTGGGCGTTACTTCCCGCGAGAAGGCCATGAGCATGGACGATTTCTCCTCGCAGGTCATTCAACCGGCAATCTACTCCCTGGCCGAGAAGTGCGACGAATACGTGGGTACCAAACTGCTTCTGGCCGCAGGCCTTTATGCTTCTGACGCGGTATTCGCAACTCAAGCGGATATGGCTCAGGCTCGCAAAGCGGCTACTCTTCAGCAGCTTGACGCTGATCGTATTTGCCTCGTAGACCTGGATCTGGAAGCAACCCTGCTGTCGGCTACCTACTTCTCCACCTATGCGCAACGCGGCGAGTCCGGTGCTGCGGTTCTCAACCAAGGCGCAATGGGTCGGGCGATGGGGATGAACTTCTTTAGTTCTCTCAACTTCCCGGAAGATACCGTATCCACTGTCGGTACGATGGTATGTTTGACCGATAACGGCGCTGGCGGCAACACCAACAACCAGATCGGTTCGACCACGTTGACTGTCGATACGCAAACGGCTTCCCGCACCGTGGTCGCTGGCGACCGTATTGCGATCGCAGGTGTTCGTCGTCCGTTGATCGCTGCCGCGGCAATCGCAGATACCTCAGCGACCACTACGGTTACTCTGGTTGATCCGATTACCGAGGTCATCCCGGACAACGCGGCAGTGACTATCGTTGCCACTACCCGCACCAACCTGGCGGCACGCGGCGTTATCATGGATAAATCCTGTATCGGGTTTGCAATGCCGATGCTGGACGCTCCTTCTGACAAGCCTTCAAGTGTATTGTCTAGCAACGGCTACTCTATCCGAGTGGTACAGGGTTACGACATGACCACCAAGTCGGAAACGCTGTCTCTGGACCTGTTGATCGGTGCTCAGGCATACGACCCGCGTCGTATGACCCTGCTCCGCGAGTATTGATCTCTCCTCTAGCGCGGGGAGATTGATAGGCAGCGGCGGTACCTAATGCCGCCGCTGCCGCCTTTTTAACACAGAGAAGGAACGTTAACATGATTACTATGTACAAAGACGGAGAAGCCTGCTCTTGCAGCCCTGTTCAAGTTGAAACTTTGACTGCTGCAGGTTGGAGTCTGGTAAAGGAAAAGCAGGAACCGCAGGAACCGCAGGAACCGCAGGAACCACCGAAAGCGGTAGTTGAAGACACTACTTTTAAAAAGACGTCAGTGAAAACCCAAGGGCCTGGGAAAAACGCTTGATCAAAATTTAATAAGGGCAAGCGTATTTATGAGCGACAATGACTACCATAGTAGTAACGAGAGGCATCACGACTATGAAATGGGCCTCAGAGACGGAAAAATAAACTCTTTAGAGCGTTCTGTTAATCAGATAGCGGCAGATTTGGCAAAATTTAAAGTGGCCCTATACATGCTATACGGAGCTATTGCGCTTGTTCAGTTTTTACCCGACCTGCAAGGGTTGTTTCGTGTCTCCCCGTGACCGTAAATCGTTTGACCAGCGTTTAAAAACGCAACATGTTTTTATTATGCTGTTTTTGTTTTGGACGATGTGGATGTACGTGGAGATAACCGGGTATTCGAAAAGAGTTGCTTTCATAAACGATGTAAAACAGTTTATGAAAGACGGGGATGAAATACGAAAAGATATTGAAGAGATACGAAAAGAAGTGGAGAAAGATAACTAATGTATTCTTTTGGCGGGTCTAGCAAAGAACGAAGGGACACTTGCCATCCTGATTTAATCGCCATACTAGACGAGGCTATCAAAGGTCCATACGATTTCGCAATAACTTGCGGACATCGTAATCAAGCTGCACAAATGGTTGCTTACGAGTCGGGCTTGTCGCAAGTAAATTGGCCTGACAGTCGACATAATACCTACCCTAGCAGGGCAGTTGACCTTGCCCCCTACCCTATTAACTGGTCCGACCATCCCTCTTTCGCGCTGCTCGCAGGGTATGTTATGGCCACGGCAGAAAGACTACTAATCGAAGGTAAAATATCTCACCGGCTGCGCTGGGGAGGTGATTGGAACACAAACGGTAAAACGAAAGACCATAAATTTTCAGATTTTCCTCACTTCGAACTGGTGGACACAATATGAAAAAGTTTTGGAAGAGTAAGACTTTGTGGGGCATAGCTATTGCTGTAATGCCCGTAATTTTGCCTATTTTGGGGGTCGCGCTTCCTCCAGAGGCAATGGAGCTTTTGAACGCAATCTTAGTAGGGTCAGGCGGTAGTCTGGCGGTATACGGAAGGGTGAAAGCCGACCAAAAGATTACGTTCAAATAAGAATTGTGGCGGCAGGCTATGAGGAATTGTGGTTGCCTGCTCTCCACATGAACCGTGGCTTGTCGCCACATCTTTAACGTAGAAAAGCAGGAGTTACAAATATGGCTATTAATGACCTTCATAAAGTGTACCCAAACAGGAACCTCGGGTTGCGGGCAGCTGCCAAGCAATGCTTCGAGTTCGGTTTGACTATCGCACGCGAACCGTCGGCGGCGCTGAGCAACGGTCTCGATGAGCACGCCATCCGGCGTCAGCTCATGTATATCGACAAAGCGCGGGACATCGTCGAGCGGTTGAACGCACGACCTATTCCCGACCGTCCGGCCACTCACCCAACGGACATGCCGATTGATTTCAGCGTGCCTTACGTCTATTTCACCGAGGACTTGAACGGCAACCAAGTCCCGCTGAACGAGGCTACACAGGAACTGGCGGAGAGCTGGCTGGTACTCGCGGTTGAGCTGGCCAAGAGTCAGTCAGCTGCAATTGCCGGGTCGTTGGTGGAATACGACTACCAGCGGGCGATTAACAACATCGATGTGCTGGCTCAACTCGTAGCTGAGATATCCAGTCGCCCTATCATCGACCTGCCGGAAACCGGCGCACCGGGGTCCAACTACGGCAATCGCAGCGGTGGCGGATCAATCAAAACCGTAGGCCGGTAAACATACCACCACAACTCCGGAGGTCGCAAGGTTTCCGGGGTTTCACCAGATACAGGAGAAGGTAGATGCCACAGCAAATCGAAGTCACAGGGGGCCAGAACGTGCTAGGCCAACTGTTGTCGAGTTTAAAGGAAAAGCCGCACTCAGTAATTGTTGCAGTCGTATCAGTTACGGAGGGGGTTATTAACAACACCACTGTAACTGTGGAAGGCGCAAAGGATGAAGCGGAGTTGGTCCGGAAGTCTTTCGGGCATTACGCAGGTATCGCAGAAAGCGCGAAGAAGATGGCTCAGACAGATGGGTACTTGTCGGATTCCGCAGCGCCTGAGCCGGAAACAGGTAGTGCTGCAGCCCCGGCAAGGCTGGATGTGCCTGAGACCAATGGCCTGCCCAATTTCGTGCGGTGATCAACCACTTCAAGGATGCAGCGGCGTCAATTGTCGCTGTATTCCTTTACTAGCAACGTCGCATAGAGTAGAGTTTTCCATAACAGATAACGCCTTTTTAGGAGTAGCAAAATGTCTTATATTAACCCCACCGTTTTCGATACGGGCCTGGCGCTTATTGATACAAACGGGACTCGTCTGGATATTACTTCTGCAGAGGCGACTACCTATGCGGAAGCAACCGCAACTTACACTTTGGGCAACGACACCGTTAACACCGGCGCTCCTGAAGCTGGAGCTGTAGATGGGCGTCGAGTTATCGTACCTGCTATTTCTGCAGGCTCTGTTACCGGGACTGGAACAGCTACGCATTGGGCGCTTACCGACGGAGCTTCCGTGCTGTACGCTACCGGACCTCTTACAGCGTCTCAGGCGGTCACGTCTGGTAATACGTTTACTCTGGATGCTATCAGCATAACTATCCGCGCTGCTACTGCGGTATAATCCTTAATTCATTAAGAGGGCTTTATGGATTACGCACTGCTCAGCGCGTTAATTGCGACGCACCCAAATCCTAGCGTTACTAGTGACGCAGACATGCTAGCGTGGGTGCTAGAAGAAGTGGTAGTGGTGGATTCCGATTTTCTGCCTTCTTCCGCTATTTTCGCTACCATTCTTAACCACAAAGCTGAGTGGGACGCCCTATCCGCAAATAACCGCGATTTGGTGCGGGATATTTTAGTCATATATGCTAACGAAGGAGTGCCCACTGCTCCTGGCACTCCCGCACGGACTCAGCTTATTGCGATTCTTGGCAATGCAACAAAAACAGAGCTGGCTGGACTGATACCGAAAAACATTTCCCGCGCAGTAAATGCAGGAATACCGGAGCCAATAAAACTCGGTGACATTGAATTTGCGAGGACATTCTAATGGCGGCAGGTGAAGGTGGATTAATTGTCTCAGCGCCAGTTGAGATTGTAGCTAGTGGAAGTGCGCCGGGAAATGCTGCTGTAGCGACTGGTGCCATGACAACCACAGCATCTTCTACACTGGCAATAGGCACATACTCTAATCGCACGTTTAGGACATTCGTTTTTGACGGGTCAATGTCCGCAACTCCGACTGCAGGTGACAAAATAGACATCTATGAGAGGGCACTGAATATTTCAGACACTACAGACGATGCAAACATACCTGACGCAGCATTTAAAAATCGGTACGTTGGCTCATTTATTCTGGACGCTGGCGCGACAGCTCAGGTGATTGAATCAAACCCAGTACCAGTTAAGCCCTATGATGTTGAGTATTACTTCTGGGCGAATACTATTAGTGTCGGGATTGCGGCTACTTGGACAGTTGATGTTATTCACTGGTCATATAACACGAGCCAATCGTAATGCAAGATGCTTTTCGACCTCTTTCTCAAATGGAATACCCCAGCTTTTATCCGCCGGGGGTCCATCCTATTGGAAGAATGCAGGTCAACTGGGATCATCCTTTATCAAAAGGTTTAGCCAGTGCCTACCTTGGCGGCGACGACTTCGATATGGTGAGCAATAGTGCGCTAGTGCTCAAAGGCGGGGCGCACTATTACGCGCCGGACCATCTTGGCTCCACAGGGGGAACAGGGTGCTATGCTATTACCACCACGATAATTCCTCCACACACAATAGGGCTTTCTTCTTTCAGTATCTATCAGCCCGGCACTACGCTTACCGTTCGTGATACGGTCTGGTCTATTGTTAAAGGCGCAACCCCAGAACATATTCGTGGAGTTTTGCATGGTTACACTAACTCAGACAGAGTTTTTTCCTACATATCTTCAGCTGACGCATGGTACACGCTGGAGCAAAGTGCGGGGTTTTTTGTAGCTGGAGAAAAGATGAGTGTGGGTATATCCCACAACAAAGCAGCTAATACAGTTGTGTACTATAAAAATGGAGCATTTGTTGTAGGGGCTGGAGGTGCATCGACAAACGCAGATTCTCTTGGCTATGTAATGCTCCTTGGAACTCTGTACGCAGTCCGAGGAAGATCAGGGATAAACTCAAGGCTTTACCTGAATTACATATGGTATGACAGAATACTCACTGCATCAGAGCACAAATCACTTCAAAATGATCCATATCAGTTGCTTATGCCAGCAATAAACGTGGTTAAACCAAGATATGTCAGCACTTTTAAAGTAGCTTATGCGCAGGGGTCAAACAGCATAGTTGGTGGAAACGTACTATGAAAAAGAACACTGCGGGGCAGGTCATTGGTATACAGGGAGTCACAGCTGCCAGTGGAGCTGCCTTCACTGGATCAGTCACAGTGTATGTGACAGGTGATGGTGGGACTCAGGCACTCGGCTCTGTTGCTTCTGGCGTATGCACCCATGAAGGAAACGGGTTTCATACCTACGCCCCTGCGCAAGCCGAAACAAACTATGATCACGTGGCGTTTACTTTTATAGGTACTGGCATGGTTCCTGCCACGGTTCAAGTTTACACAGACTTCCCGCAAACGGGCGATAGCTTCGCCAGACTGGGGGCCCCAGCAGGCGCGAGCGTATCCGCAGATATAGCAGTCATAGACACCACTGCTGATGCGATATTGGTGGATACCGCTGAGATAGGTGCGGCTGGTGCGGGACTTACTGCACTGGCATCTGCTGCAGACCTTGCAGTAGTCGATGGTGTAGTCGATGCCATACTTGTCGATACCGCAGAAATAGGTGTGGCCGGTGCGGGCTTAACTACTCTCGCAACGGCTGCGAGCATTGCGGCACTGAATGATGTCGCCGCAACGGACATTGTATCTGCAGGTCCGATCACTACACTGGCAGGCGCAGTGGTCAACGTCGATCTGGTAGATGTTTGCACTACTAATACCGACATGCGCGGAACAGACGGAGCTAACACAACGGTGCCGCCGACCGCTACTCAAATAGCGGATGAAACGCTTAAGCGTGATTGGACCGCCATTACGGGGGAGGCTTCCCGCTCTCTTTTGAATGCTGCAAGATTTATCAGAAACGGATTTAGTACTTCTGGCGGTTTGCTTTATATCAAAAAAGAAGACGACGCCACTACAGCATATACGAAACCCGTAACCACCGACGCTGCTGCGGAGCCAATCACAGGCATAGGCGCTGACGTCTAATCAGGGGAATTTGAAATGGCAACCTATACCGATCTTTTTACCGCAGCGTCAGATTCTGTTCTTCAACAGAGGGTGTCTGTAGCTCTTACTGTGTCCGCATCTGCGATTTTAGAAGACCCGCTGTCCACGTTGGAGGGACGAAACTGGTCTCAAGGGGTTTTGTATGAACCTGCTCGTGAAGCCAAAAAAGCTCTGCGGTATATCCTCGCTAAAAACCAAGGAGCTACGGTAGCCCAAATACAGAACTCAACGGACGTCCAAATTCAGACACAAGTTGACGCCATTGTTGACGCCCTCGTAGCTGCTCTGAATAATTTGTAATGTTTACGCTGGATTCTAAATCCGCTGACTTAATAAATTGGTTTGTTGAGAGGGCGAGTAGGACCACAGGAGAGGCGCATCCAAACTGCCCTAATAGGACAGTCATTTTTGAAAAAGACTTAGCGTTCGCACAAGGAAAAAATACTTCCATAGCTAAGTGGATAGAAACTGCGATTTTTTACGCCGATAGTGACGCGATTTATTTCATGGCATACTCGCTTATGATCCCCTGGCTAGAAGCTGAAATGGATCGTCCGTTACGTTATCGGCTCGCAGAAACCGCTGCTAGACTAGAAAAACCGGCGCTACTTCTACTGTGCGTTTTCCCTGATAGCTTACCTGCCGAAATAGATGATGAAGCTAGGTTATCTGCTAGCCCCAGTATTCCAAACCCTTTTGATTCTTTTTTCGATTTAATGGAGCCTTACAGGCGGCAGTGGCGTGGCTAACTGGAAAAGCCCTAGCGCTTATTCAATAGTAGATATACGGCAAATAGCGTGGTCTGGGTTAACAGACGCCTATACAAATAATACCGTATACGCTACAGCTGTTGATCTCGATAAAGATAATAATCCTGACAGAGTCCATTTTACAGGATTCGGATTAGCCGCAGGACAGCCTACGGATGTAGTAGTAACCGCTATTGACGTGAGGGTTAAAACCTACGCCAGTGCTGGCGGGACAGATATAACGCACACTGTCAATTTAAGAAAAGGGGCTACTCCTTACGGCATTTCTGCATCTAACACCCCGCCTGCTTCTGATACAGGGTACGCCACGTTCTCAAGACCAATAGATAATATCTGGGGGTTATCGTCAGCTAACGCTAACGCAGGGTTTTTTCAATCTTCTGATTTTGGGGTAGTGTTTCAAGCAGCAAATGCAGCAGCAACGCTAAGTACTCAATACCTAGACCATATACAAATTGACTTGACGTTTAAAAACCGAGGATTTTCTTCTCCGGCATTTTGGCTGGGTATTAAAGCAAAAGTACCTAGAGCAGACGATCTAGAGTCTGCTTCAGAAGTTACTTCTGCAACTGTCGGTCAGAAACATAATTTATTGTCAGACGGTCTTGACTCGGCTTCAGAAGTAACTACCGCCACATCAAGCCAAGCTCACGCCCTGTTATCAGACAATCTTGAATCGGCTTCAGAAGTTACTTCGGCAAATGTCGGTCAGATACACTACATATTGTCGGACGGTCTTGACTCGGCTTCAGAAGTTACTTCGGCAAATGTCGGTCAGATACACTACATATTGTCGGACGGTCTTGAGTCGGCTTCAGAAGTAACTACCGCGACTGTCGCGCAGGTTCACGCGATACTGTCAGATAGTCTAGACTCCGCATCGGAAGTCACTACGCCTGCCGCATTAGAAGGTAATAACCAGCTATTTGCCGATGACCTGCAATCGCTGTCTCAGGTCGCCACCGCCACCGTCGGTCAAGCTCATGTAATACTGTCGGACGGTATAGACTCCGCTTCGCAAGTCACTACGGTTACTGTAGGGCAAGTTCATGTAATACTGTCGGACGGTCTAGACTCGGCTTCGCAAGTCACAACGCCTACAGTAGCAGAAGGCACTAATACCCTTCTTGCTGACGATCTGCAATCGCTGTCTCATGTCACCACCGCGACCGTCGGTCAAGTCCACGCTATACTGTCGGATGGTTTAGACTCCGCTTCGCAAGTTACTACAGCGACCGTCGGACAAGTTCATGTAATACTGTCAGACGGTCTAGACTCGGCTTCGCAAGTCACTACGGCGACCGTTACGCAAGTTCACACAATACTGTCGGACGGTCTAGACTCGGCTTCGCAAGTCACTACGGCGACTGTCGGGCAAATTCACGCGATATTGTCAGACGGTCTAGACTCTGCGTCAGAAGTTACGACTCCAACGGTTTTAGAAGGCAATAACCAACTATTTGCTGACGATCTAGAGTCCGCAAGTAGCACAGGGTTTGGCGCGCTATCTCAGGTTCACTCTATACTGTCGGATGGTCTGGATAGCGCTTCGCAGGTTTCTACTCCGTCAGTTTCCCTGAATATTAATGACCTTTTAGCAGAGGATTTACAGGCTAGCAGTGAAGTAGATACCGCGCTATTAAGTCAGGTGTGCGTACTTTCTGCTTCGAGTTTAGAGTCTGCTTCTGAGATTCTCATAGTACCGATAGCGCAATTTCACGCGGTATTTGCGGACGACCTCGCTGCTAATAGCGAAGTGCACACTGCTACGATTTCTCAAAAACATACTTTATATGTAGTGGGCGCAGAATCTGCTTCGTTGGTAAGCACTCCACAGTTTACTGAAACGATACCAGGCAGCGTTACCAGCTCTACCACAATTCTTTGGGATATAGGGTATAATGTAGATTACGTGTGCGGCAGGGTTATAAGAGTGCCTGCCGAAAATCGCTTAATGTTGGTGCCAGCAGAGATAAGGGCTGGCACGGTATTGCCAGAAAACCGCGTCTCAAGAGTCCCATCAGAAGACCGTTCCATGTTCGTTACTTGTAATGTAGCATAAAGGATTATTATGGCGGTCATACCTTCTGACATAAAATACTACAAAAGTCTCATCTCTACTTCGTTGGGAGGAGGTATTTCGGCTACAGAACTCTCAGGTACGGTAAATGACCTATTTGACGCTGTTACAGGAAATGAAGCTGAAACAGGAGATACAGAGTATAGGTGTGTATACATAAAAAATACCAACGGAGTGTCGTCGCTGCTAAACCCAAAAGTGTTTATATCTTCTAACACTCCTAGCACTTTTACCTTAGTAAAAATAGGTTTGGGGCTTTCTGGCGTAGACGGTGAAGAACTTTCTATCAGCGACGAAAATATTGCTCCGGTGGGGGTCGTTTTTAGTGCTGCTAGCGGGTATCCTAACGGCTTGGCGTTCCCAACTTTACTTCCTGGGCAACACATAGGGCTTTGGATTGAGAGAATAGTCGATTTAAATGCCAGAGCGTACAATAGTGATAGTGTAGTTATATCCACGCTCGGGTTTACAAGTTGATAGCCAAGAGGTGCTATAGTGACAATAAAGCGTTTTGAAAAAACCCCAGAAGGCGCTCTAGACTACACTATAGAGTGGGGAGATTGGCTTACTGGGGTAGAGGTAGTAAGCAGCAGCGTTTGGAGCATCTCTCCTGATGATGCCATACTTGTAAACGACTCTGGCGATATATCAGGAACGGGTCTGGACACTATAGGATGGTTTAGCGGCGGTTCTGAAGGCGTTACCTACCTTTTGACTAACACTATAACTACCGATGCGTCCCCTGCCAGAACCACTAGTCGCAGTTTCCTTCTCAGTATTCTAGAAACCCGCTATTTGGAGCAAGCGTAATGTCCGTCTCTGGTCTCGCGCTACCTTATTGTACTGTAGATTACGCTAACGCTATTTTAGGAACCAGTAACGGAGATTGGCTTGGGTTAAACGCTTCTCAAAAAGAAGAATCGCTTCAGTGGGGCCGTATTTATTTGGATACCACTTATTCTTGCCTGCCTTGGCCGGTAGACGAAGATGGCGCATATATCGAAGTAGTCCCTGACGCAGTTCAAACGGCAAACGCTTACGCCGCAGGAGCTTACTTGGAAGGCCTGTACTTCCTTGTAGAAGACGGGAGCCTCAGAGGTAGGACAAGAGTCGAAGTCAGAGCAGGGTCGGTTATGTCGCGAGTAGACTACGATGCCTATTTGGCCAGTTTTGGATGGGACGACCCCACCCCTTTGATTACCGCGATATTGGGGGCTATAGGATGCGGCCCTAACAAGGGTTTTATACAGAATATTAAGTTGCTAAGAACCTGATGGGGCTACAAAACGACATACAAACCCAGCTTGCCGCAGCGTTCGATACTACTTTGTCGGACGCGGTAGCCTCGGTCGTATTCGTGGATACCTCTACAAGCTCCTACAACCCTGTTACGGGCGATGTTACGCTAGTAGAGCTACGCTACCCTACCCGCGCCGTGATATCGCCTTACAGCGAGAAGGATATTGGTAATAGCGGTGGAAAGATTACTAATCGGGATTTAAAGGTTATACTCTTGAGCAACGAGATTGATGCCCCTCCCGTCACAGGCATGAAAATGGAAATCGTAGGACAGACCGAGATTTACAGTGTAGAAGAATCAGAGTCTGACCCTGCTGGCGCTTCTTATGAAGTACAGGTAAGATCGTAATGGCTGTCCGGGGCGTTCGATTTGCTAGACGGTTGCCCGGTTCAGGCGGTGGTGTGGGCGCGGAGTTCTCCGGGGCTCACCTTTTTGCTGAAGAAGTAAAAAACGAAATACGTCAAAGACTTCAAAAAGCAGGCAGGGCCGCATTTGAAACCGCGAAAGATTTAACTCCTATTGACCGAGGGTATTTGTATAATTCTTGGGCGCTGGGAATTGACGCCCCTATTCACCGGGATATGGAAGAAGCTGGTGAAGGGTATATAGAAAATTTGTCCAGAGTTCGGGCTGACTCAACTTTGTACTTAACAAACGAAAAACCGTACGCAAGCTACATCAACGACGGTACATCTAAGATAGCGGCGCATCAGATGCTAGAAAATGCTCTGAACGCGGCTTGGGACGAGCTTTAATGAGCTATGCGGCCGTACAGCGCGAACTGGAAACCTACTTTACCGATAATTGGCCAGACACTCCTGTCGTTTTCGATAACGTGCCTAAGCCTGATATTAATGATAACAATACTTGGGTTAGGCTTACTATTACTTACAGTTCAGCTCGTCAAGTATCTATGGGGGCCGGAAGTAGCAACTTCCATAGGTTTCAGGGAGTCGCCAACGTGCAAATTTTCGCGCCTCTAGACGTTGGGTCCAAACCAGCGTTAGAATTAGCTGACAAAGTAGTCGGGCTATTCACCGGAAATAGAATTGGGCAAAGCCAAATGTTCACAGCAGAAACCCAAATTCTTGGAGATGATGGTTTTAATCGCTACCAAGTAAACGTCGTTTGCCCGTTTTATTTTGATAATAGGATTTAGGAGATAGGTCATGGGATTTGCAACATCAAACCAAACCGCTATTCGGTATGTTGAAGAAGTCACTTTTGGGGTAACTCCTGCGACTCCTGAGTTTCAGGAACTCCGCTACACTGGGGAGTCTATCAATCATAATATCGAAAACATTACCAGCGAAGAAATCAGAGCAGACCGTATGACGTCTGACTTGATCCAAGTCGGAGCGATGAACGAAGGCAGTCTTGAGCTGGAAATGTCGTACAGCTCTTACGACGATCTTCTTGAAGGCGCTATGGCTGCTCGATGGACATCTGATATCGGAATCGTCGGCGCTACGGACATAACGGTCACCGACACGAATACGTTCACCGCCGTAGGTGCGATTTTTGGCGCGATACCCGTAGGTGCGTGGATTAAAGTATCCGGGTTTACCGACCCTGCGAACAACGGGTACTTCAAAACCGTTTCTGTAACTCCTACGGTTATCGACATCGCGCAGAACACGCTAGTTGCTGAGGCTTCTGGAGACGCGATCACTATTTCTGGCTCCACGATACGAAACGGTGTTACCCCTATATCGTACACTCTCCAAAAGTACATCTCCGACTCCACCACGCCTACCTGGATTCAATACCTCGGTTGCCGCGTGGGTAGCTTGGACCTGTCTTTCGATACCGCTGCGATTCTCACAGGCTCGTTTTCTGTTATGGGTACGACTTCTACCGCCAGCAACTCAGCTATAGCGGGCCAGACGGTTTTGCCGCAAACTAGCACCGACGTGCTGAACTCGGTAAACAACGTATCTGATATTCTGATTGACGGAGTGGCTAGCACTTACTACTTCAGCTCTCTTAGCCTGAGCGTCAATAACAACCTTCGCGCTCAAAGCGCTATCGGTAGTCTGCCCGCTATTAACATAGCGCTGAGCCGACTGTCGGTAACAGGCTCTGTTACTTTCTACTTCGAAGACAAAACTCAGTATGACAAGTACATAAACGGCACTCGGTTTTCTCTGTCCTTCCGAGTAGAGGACAGCGCCGGCAATTCTTACATGATTACGGTCCCGGCAGTAGAGTTTTCCAGCGGCGCTATAACCGCAGGAAGCTTGGATTCTGACGTATTCATGGAAGCAGAGTTTGAGGCCGTTTTGGACCCGACGACTTCTTGCATGATCCAAATAGACCGCTTCGCAGCGTAATCTATACCATTGACCTTTTAACCTTTATGGAGTAACACTATGTTCGTAATTGACGCAATTGATCCTAAATCAGAATCGGAAGGGGTATGGTTTGAGTTCTACGGCAGCCAGTTAAAAATTGCCAGTACTTCGACTGCTGCTTATCAAAAGAGGCTCTCAAAACTCTACTCGCCCCATCGTAGAAAAGTCGAGCAAGGAAAGCTGGACCCGGAAGTAGGTCGTGAGTTAATAGCTTCCGCACTCGCCGGGAATATCCTGACCGACTGGAAAGACGTTCAAAACGCGAGTGGGGCAGAAGTCCCTTTTTCGATAGAGACAGCGAAAACAGCGCTGTACGACAACGAAGATTTGCGGGATTTCGTTCTTGAATGCGCCAACGATATCTCAAACTTCCGCTCTGAGTTTAAAGAAGACGTTGTAAAGTTGTAGCCGCGTTTCTTGAGTGGAACCTACAGTACGCGGAGCAGATGGAATTTCTAGAGCGGATGGCGGATGCAGGTAACTACCCCGCTGCTCTAGAAAACCGCCCCCCGGTTCCCGATTGGGCTCAGCTCTATTTCACGACGTATCTAAATCTCCATAGCCAGAGAACTACGGGTATGGACGGTCCTGACCCTATTCTATTCAGCGAAATAGAGGTATATTTAAGGCTGTTCGACCTCCAAGACCTTCCATTGGTAGTTGACATAATCGTCAGTATTGACCGGCGTTATTTAAAAGCACTAGGAGAAAAGTCTAATGGTCGATCGCACGTCAAGGTTAAAACTGGTAGTGGACGCGGTATCGGCAGTCGCGTCGGTAGAAAGACTTAACTCAGCATTAAACTCTCTTGGCGCTACCGCTAGCAGGACAAAAAGTCAGCTCGGCTCTCTCCTATCCCCTCTGAAGTCTGTTTCAAGTGCTGTAGGCATGCTCAGCAGCGTATTAAAATCCGCTGGAGGCGCTGCGCTCGGTCTTGCAGGATTTTTAGGTGGTGGATTTTTAAGCGCCTTAAAATCCGTCGGTAACTTCATAAAAAATACTCTTGTAGAAGGGCTCAGAACATTCATACGTTGGAGCGTTCGGGCGCTTGCGGTATTCGCTACCGAGCTTGTTCATGTACAGGTACAGATGGATAAGTTTAAAAGCATCATGACCCTGTCTACAAAAAGCTCAAAAGAGGTGGTCGGGGTTTTTAATGAGCTAGCTGGCGCAGCTAACGTTTTTGGTCTAGCTCTTGGAGACCAACTCTTTAAAGAATTCGGAAAGTTCAGAACCGTAATGGTTCAAGCAGGAGTAGATGGAAGAAAGTTTCAAGAAATGTTCGCCAATTTTGCGCAAACCTCTAACGTGTTTCACCTTGATACGCAGGATGCTCAATTTGCAATCCTAGCCCTAACCCAGATGGTGTCGAAAGGTAAGGTGTCTATGGAAGAACTCCGTAGGCAGTTAGCAGAACGGATTCCTGGCGCGATGCAAGTAGCTGCTAGAGCATTTCAAACTACAACTTCTGCTCTGGAACAAGCTATCACTAAAGGGTGGGTAAACCCTGTTATGATGGTCGAAGGCATCCTACACCAGCTTGCTTTTGAAACTCAAGGCGCATCTAAGGTCGCCATAAACTCCATGGAAGCTCGTCTTAACCGACTGAATAACTCGTGGTTTGCTATGAAACGGACTATTTTGGAGTCTGGTGTCGGTAAGGCGTTGGAAAACTTTTTTGACACACTAAACGTTTTTATAAACCGTGCGATAGACTCAGGACTTGTTGATAAAGTCGGCGGTATGTTCGCTAACATGGCACAAAGCCTTATTGGGTTTTTTCAAGACACAGAAAACCTAAACGCTTGGTGGACGCATTTCTCTAAAAACTGGGGAGATATTTTGCTAGGTGCATTAATGGATGCTTTTAATACCCTTGCAGATTATATTTCCAAAATCGAAATCGTGCCAAAAATAACTCTTATCCCTGATCAAAAAGCGGAACTCAGTTTTCTAGACACGATAGCTGCACAAAGTAAAGGAGCGATAGACCCGCTGACGGGGCAACCTGCACGGTACGGGTCAAAAAATAGAGCTGTATACGGTTTTGGAATAACGCCTCCACAAGACACCTCTGCGCAACGGGAATATGAAAAATCGAAAGCGTTATTTGGGAACATAAATAGTATGGGGTTTGGAGACCTCGGTATAACTGCCGAAAACGTTCTAAAAGTCTCAAAAGCAATAGATACAAAAGAAGTAGCCAAACAAGTTGTTAATATGCAGATTGAGCAGATGCAACAAACGAAAATGGCTCTTATTAAAAATCTCGCTAAAGCTAAAGCCCAAATGCGCGCCTCTCCTACTGGGTCGCCTGAAAACCAACCTATGATTGATAAAGGGCTTGGGTTAATTGCCGATCTAGAAAACCAGATATCCCGACTACAGCCTTTTGGAGGTGAATTAAAAACCTATGGGGGAACCCTAGAAGCTCTTGGGGTAGGTGGACCCCCCGATAAAGGCGCATCTGATGAACTGCAAAAACAGACGGATAAGGTAAAAGCCGCAGCGGAGGCATACCGTCTTGCACTAGACCCGATGTACGCCTATCAGCAAGAATTGAAAAATATTTGGGAAGCTAAAGATACTGGCGGATTGGAGCCTCAGTACGCTACTATGGCCGTAAATGAGGCTTACGAAAAAATGACGGAGGCTACCAGAAAAGCTGACGAAGCTCTTCAGGCGCAAGCCGAGGCATACACGATGCTATACGACCCCATGGCTGCGTATACGGCAGAGTTGGAAAACATCGCTGCTGTACAAGAAAGGCTGACTCCGGAAGTTACTGCAAAAGCGGTAGAAGACGCATACAATAAGTTCAAAACTGCGACCGAAGGTTACAGCGCTGCTAACGACATCTTAAAAACTTTTGACCAGTCATTTAATACTATGCTGAACGGAGTTCTGCAAGGTACGCAAACCATCTCTCAAGGCTTTGAGGATATGGCGAAGGTTATAATAGCCCAAATTCTGAAGATTATGGCTTACCAAGCAGTTATCAATGCGTTTGGAGGCTCGGGCGGCGGCACTTTTGGGCAGTTTTTTGCCGAAGGCGTCGGTATGGCGGGCAGCGCCAAAGGAACGGCTTTTGAAGGTGGAAATGTAATTCCTTTTGCAAAAGGAGGTGTTGTTAATCGACCTACCACGTTCCCTATGGGTCTCATGGGCGAAGCAGGACCGGAAGCTATAATGCCGTTGACTCGGGGCAAAGGAGGAAAGCTAGGAGTGTCCGCAGCTCCTGTTAACCTCACCGTAAATAATATGGCGAGCGGGGTTCGTGTTAATACCTCTCAGTCAGAAGATGGCGGGATAACTCTCGACATCGTTATGGAGCAAGTGTCCGCAGCTATCCGCAAAGGAGGTAACTCCATTTCTAACGCTATGGAAGATAGCTACTCTCTGGGACGTGGGAGGGCTGTATACTAATGCCTATATCTGAAGAACTGAAAAAAGTATACGCAAGCGCCCCTGTAAACAATTTTTATGTAGAAGCCTTATCTCTGGAGCACCCTTCTTTTGATAACGGAGTAGCCCATATTACAAACCAAAACGGAGGATGGGTTGGCGCTTTAGGTGACGGGCTTGTAGGATTGGCCGCTTTTAATTACATGCCGTTTACAATAATCCCTCCTTCTTCAGGTGATGAAGGAATTATCACTTTAAAAGTTGTGCTAGATAACTCAAGTCGTACTTTAATGGATTCCCTAGAGTTAATGGCTAAAACTCCTAGCCAATCTATTAAAGTGCTGTACAGAGTGTACCTAAATAGCGACCCGTATGTTCTTCAAAACGACCCGCCATTAAAACTATACGTGTCGTCGGTTCTTGCTACTCAAGACTCTTTATCTTTCGCGGCCACTACTACAAACTTACGAGATTTGCCTTTTCCTCGTATGCTGTACACTACTGATCTTTATCCAGGTCTTGAGCGGTGAAAATGAACCCTTTAGAGTATATAAACGGGCTCATAGGGATTCCATACATACATGGCGGTCGTGACCCAAAAACCGGGCTAGATTGCTATGGGTTGTGTATGGTCGTGTACAGAGACCTCTACGGGATAGAACTACCAGACTGGCAAACTCCTGACGTAGCGGATGTTAAAGCGACTAGGAACATAATAAAAGAGTTTACAGAACGGGGAGAGTATACATCGCTAACCGTTCCTGAAAACGGTTGCTTTATATTCTGCTACAGAACTCGGGCGGCTCATCATGTAGGACTATACTATAACGGCGGTGTCGTACACTGCAGAAGCGGGTCTGGGGTTGTGTATGAGCCGATAGAGAGGTTTAAACAAAGTTACACAAAAAACACGTTTGGTAGGTGGACCCCTTGACTACTGTTAATGTATTTTATAACCCGCTTGATGCTAATTCGAAAGAGTCATTTCCTATCGAATGTGGCACTCAGATCATTGATTTTTTACGAAAAGAGTTTCCTCTGGGGTTTGAAGGGTGCCTGAGGGTATTTGTAGGCAACGAAGAAATATCGCTTGACGATCTTGACTACGAGGTAGGAGAAGACGAACAGATAACTATGCTTGTAATGCCCTCAGCAGAAGGAGTCGGGTATTACATAGGGCAGGCGATTGTAACAGCTCTTATCGCTACCGCTATTGGGTTTGTAATAAACCTGATTTTTCCTCCAAAAGTTCCAGGCTCAGCTAAAAATGAATCCGAATCCCCTGTATATTCTCTAAATGCTAATACAAACGCCTCTCGACTAGGTGATCCCATACCAACGCATTACGGCACAGTGTCTTTTCCTCCCGACCTGGCCTCAGCTCCGTACTTTTTCTTCAACGGAGATACGAATGACCAATATGTAGATACGTTGCTTGTAGTAGGTCACGGGTTCTATAACATAAACGAAATCTATGTAGGGGATACCCCCCTTACCAGTTTGGAGAGAGGGACTGCGGAGTACTGGGTGTTTAACCCGCTAGAACATACTCAAAGAATGGGGATTGTAACAAACCTAATAGCGGGTCGTCTGGCTGGCACAGATAACCCTATACCTTTTCGTGAAAACGTGTTCACTTCTCCAGAAGTAGAAAATATAGAGCAGCCATATAACCAGGAAGACAGAGACGAATCTTCCAGCGGAGCGATTGCGGGTATCGCGTATGCCGCAGGATACGACTCTGTAGCAAAAAAGGATTTGCCCGGTCGCATAGCTAAACTCGATAACACATTAGATATTCGTACAGGAGATTGGATAACCATTTCTGGTACTGCTAGTAATAACGGGCTGTTTCACATAGGCAGTATATCTCCAGACCCGTTTAACGCTTCTTTAATGACAATTTTTGAAGCTACGGACAGTACTGCTAAATTCGCAAACGAAAACCCTGTAAACGGCACATTTACGCTAACTAAAAACACTAACATTTTAAGTGCCGGGCCTTTCCGAGCTCAAAAACCGGGGCAGCAATGTACTCAGATAGAAGTGGATATCGTTTTTTACCAAGGGCTGTACAGAATAGACGGTAACACCGGAAAGGTAAAAACTGGCGGACCTGTCGCCATGAGAGTATCTTGTCAAAAGATAGATGATGACGGGAATTTTATAGGTGCGCCTGTAGAAGTAACGAGGACATACGAAGCTAAAACACGCGTAGCCTATCGCGACACTATACGCATTCCCGTTCCGCAAGGGCCGTATGAAGTAACAGTTACTCGTGTTACGCCAATAAACGACGACACCAGAAGGCACGAAATAGTTAGCTGGGCTCAGTTAAGAGGCGTTTTGGCTATGAACGGGCAGGTTCCTGCTTATGGTCCTGTTACTCTTATGGCGGTTCGGTTAAAAGCCAGCCGAGGTCTTGGCTCTTCTGCCAGATCCAGGATAAGGATAAGCGCTACACGAGTTTTATGGGGAGAGAGTGTATTTGACCCCCGTAATTCTTGGAATCCTATGACGGTTATAAAAGATATTTGGACAAACCCAGACTACGGTATGAACCGCCCTTTAAATGAGCTAGATACCGACGTAATAAACGCAACTGAAGAATACTGGGATACGCTGAAAGGAGGTCCGACTTTTAACGGCAGTTTTGATAGCCGGTCTACTGGATTTGATGCTATGCAGTCGGTAGCTTCCAGTACCGGGTGTAAAATTATACAGGTTGGCGGATTAACTAGTATAGCGCAGGAAAGAAAGCAGCTCCTTCGCACTGCTATGTTTACTTCCGCTAATATCGTAAAAGACAGCTTGCAGATACAATACGCATTCGATACCGATGGAGACTACGACGGTATACAGATAGAGTATAGAGACCCAGAGTCTTTTCAACCTGCTTATGTACTATCTCCAGACGACTCCGCTTTTCCTGATACTTATACGCTGTTTGGTTGCACAGATAGGACTTACGCGAAACGGTATGCGAACTACCTTAACAACATGAAACTTCTTCGCAGAAAAAGCGTTACGTTCCAAACTGAACTGGACGGGCTTATACCTAGAATTGGAGACAGGTTTGCAATAAGCTCTCCTATGCCTAATTGGGGGGTTTCTGGAGCGGTAACTGACATTCTTTCTGCTACGTCGGTCAGAGTTGATAGAATGCTGCCGTGGTCCAAGACTGAAGAAAATTATATGCTGCTAAGAAGTGAGACAGGAGAGCCTTGGGGAAACTATTTGGTAACAAAAGGAGCTTCAGATAATATCGTCATATTTGACGTTACTCCAGATATAACGCTTTACGATTCCCAGGGCAGGGAGCCTACTTTCTACGCTTTCGGCACTCAGGATAAAATCGTGTCGGATTTTGTACTGTCTAAAGTATCTCCTAAATCTGAAACGACCATCGAAATAGAAGGGCAAACCTATTCTACAGACATTTATGTGGGCGGCCCCCCGCACATGCTGCCTCCTAACGAAATAATCCTTGATACTACAGTTCGTAGCTTGTCTTCAGTATCTTCTGTTAGCACCCCTTCTCTCGACCCTGATAAACACTTGCTAGCTAAAGACTTGCAATCTGTTTCGTTGGTAACTACGGCAGACCTATCGGGAGAACATATATTGCTAGCAGATAACTTACAAGCTACTTCCCAAGTAACGCGACCTTCTGTGATCGAACAATGAGATACCCCGCAATTTTTCCAAGACCTACAGCTCAATTCGGAGAAAAGAATACCGCGTTCGCATTGCGAACCCCTATGGAGTCTGGGCGGTCCAGAGAAAGAAAACGATGGTCGCAACCTTACACAACTTACGAATTAAATTTTGAGCTGAGTACTTCCATGTTTTATCAATGGAGTTCTTGGGTTCAAGCAAATGCCTACTCGTCAAATTTCGAGATGGAGCTTGATATAGTGTCGGGTGCTAGGATGAAACGGTTTATACGGTTTATCACTCCTTATCGGTTTAAGTACACTAACTGGGATACTGTAGTAATAGACGTTGTAGCTGAAGAATTAAATATACTGGCAAACCCTGAGGCGATTCCTCCGTTACCGCAGGGGGTGTCGTACCCAGAGTGTCAACCTTACGATTGCGCGGCTTATGAAAACTGGCTTTCTACTCTCAGCGCTGAGGTTTTTACCAGCTTTAGTAAAACCGCAGCTAAAGCCTACAGAGAAGCTGGTTCGGGCCTGACTGCCCCTCCTTGGCCTTTTAGCACTAACACCGGGGTAGACGGGTCTCATATAATGTATACAAACTATGTGGCATCCCCTAACGCTCAAACAACTTGGGGAGGTTCTTCTCCTAATACTAACCAAGTTTCTCTGGACTACTTTAATGCGGATAGCCTAGACATAACTGACGCAACTTTGTGCACAGGTAGAATAAACTGTATGGGTGCTCTAAACCCTAATACGCAGTCTTTAGGGTCTACATGTATAGTTCCTTCAGGCGCGGCTAATTTCTCTCAAGCTCAAACGGGAGAAGCGTGGGGAGACCACTACATAGAAGCTCTTATTTGTGGGCACGATATAGAAAGAGCAGGAGATGTGATATCAGGAACTATGATTAGGGGTAGCGGTTCGTTATGGAAGTGGACAAGAAACGGAGTTCAAGTATTCGAAGATGACCCCGCTACTTGTGGCGTATCCGCTTCTACTGCAAATGGTTCTGACGTAACTATGACCTTGTATATAAATCAACCAAGCGCTAATCCAGGGCCTAACTTATCCACTTCTTTTACTGTTCCTAATGCTTCATTAAAGCTTCAACTATTTGGTGCAGGAGTATCAAGCGGCACCCCTTTTGAAACACAAGGGGCTGACGGTAAATGGTATATGGCTAGGCAAGTTACCGTATCGTGCGCGTATGCGGGAGGGTCTAAAACTCTTTCTGGTTTGCAGTTTTACTCTACTTCTTTTGCTACGCAAAAACCGCCTACAAACGTATTGCCGTGGTACCAAACTACATGGCCAGCTAGACTATATGCTTACGCTCAGTATTTTTACGGGGTACAGTTAAACTTTGCAACGTTTGCTGGCGGAAAAACCAGCGCAGAAGGTATAGTACGTGCGTTAGATGTAAGTAAAATATACTGGGATAGAAATGCTAGCAACTATCAAGTCCCCGGATGGTGCGGTCCTCAGTAAAAGGCTTTTTATATGGATTACCCTAATACATTTCCGCTTCCTAACGACACGACATACGCAGGAGTTGTAGACCCTGGCCTTGTGCGGTCGCCTATGGACTCTCCTGCTCCGTTCCAAACTACTTTATTTGGGTCTCCGACCATAGAATTTACGTGGTCGTTTAATATGGATAGAGACCTTTACTGGAACGAGTGGTTGCCCTGGGTTACGGCAAACGGGTACGACTGGTTTAATATGCAAATAATGTCTCCGCATAACCCTGTGGTCATACTTTCCGAGCATAGGTGTAGATTCACTAGTGACACGAGTATGACAAAACTCGGTTACGACTGGGTATCGGTTACAATATCCGCAGAAGTTTTACAGTCAGATACTGAAGATGCTTTATCACCTTCGGCTCGCACTTACGACACTATACAAGGCGGCACCCCCTCTAGTCCTTCTGCTGACCATATTATAGCAGGCGACCCGGTAACTCCGTCAACAGATACTGTTCAAGCAAACTTATACATATATACGGTGGGATAAAAAATGGATACTTACGCACGAGTTATGAACATCCTCGGTTCTGAAGCCGATTGGGCTAGTAATGACATCGTAATTCTTGAAGGAGAGATTGCGTTTGCAGTCGTTCCTGGAAGCGGCATACTTGGGAAAGTAGGAGATGGCGTTAGTCTATGGTCAGAGCTGTCTTACACGGTAGGTATGGCGGCTATACCACTGTCCGGAACAGTTGACCCAGTTACGGGAATTGTGCAATTTTCCAGCACCGCGCTTGGGAAAACTGTCAACGTAGGCATAGTGGAAGGGGGTGGGGTAGACGATTTTGAGATAAAGACTGGCGGGGTTAACATAGCGACTAGCAATGTCGCTATAACCGTCAACGGTATATCCTGGACTTTTACCAACGCCGGTTTCGTAGAAGGTCCAGACTCTACATATGTATCCCCTGCGAACGACCTAGCGTTTGCTAACATGAAGTATGTTGACGCAGCAGTAGCTGGCGCAGTTGGTAGTAGCTATCTACCTTTGACCGGAAACGCAGGAGGGACGCAATTCACAGGCTTAATCGAATTTTATAGCGCAGTCCCTGATAAACAGTTTAGTATGGGCATTATCGACGGATTGGGAATTGACAACTTTGCTCTGGGGGGAATCGGGACCAACGCCGTTAACTGTAGTTTTGCCGTAATTATGAACGGGTATGAGTACTGGTTTATGAATACGGGTAGGCTCGTTATGCCCGATATAACGTACACCGGTGCGGACGATCTAGCGGCTGCGAATAAAAAGTTTGTAGACGCTCTTAGGCAGGATTGTATAAATGCGGGTCTCGCTATCCCCGCCGTTGTCTAGGTTTCCGTATTTTCTACCTAGCGAAAGCGGTTTCAGTACTATTCTCACGAATGAGAAGGGGCCTAGCATCGACGTAAAAGAAAAAAGGCGGCTACCCTACGGGGTAGCCGCCTCTCACGTCCCTACGGCGATGAGAAACCGGCTTTAAATAGCGTTGGTCGTAACTTTTTCGCACCCGGAACGCCATACCATATGACGTTTCCCCGTATCGTTTACTTCTACCACAAACCCCGTCGCCATAAATTCGACCAGCGTTGCCGGTTCGTTTCTGTGTAGCAGAGGTAAGTTTAAATACGTGGGCCCCAACCGCATAGCTATCATCAGCTCGACCAGCGTTTCACAATCTCTTACTCCGGCACCATCGAGTTGACGAATCATACTTGTCCCATCAGGGAAGATCGTAACGGAGCAGTTATGGAGTTTTGCTTTCTGGACTAAGGTTTGCGCCGTCATTTGAGGCTGCGTACCTTGAGATATGTCGATAGCATTCGCGTATCGGTGAAGTTCGGCAGGACTGTATTTAGTAATCTCTTTCGGTATTGATTTAACTTCTCTCATGTTAGTGCCTCATATTCGTTATCCATGGGGAGCGGAGCGCCCCCCTAAGACTATATTATATCCTCACAGTATTATCAAAGCGAGAAGCCATTAATAAGAATTTCTGGCGCTGTCTGCTCCGCCAACGTTTTTAGCTTCCTGCGCTCCGCAGTCTGGGTTCGCGTATTCTCGCGGGATTTCTACATCGTCTTCTGACGACATATCGTTCGTAGAAACGACGTTCCAATTAAGACTGGCATCGTACCGAGTTTCCAGAATTTTCTGTATAAAATGTAGCGCTTTTTCCAAATCCTGAATTCCGTTTTTATCCCAGTGCCTATCTATGTATGCGATACATCGCGCCTCCAAATACGGCATATCCGCACAATAGTCCCAGTGTTGTATTTCCTTCTTCTTCTTGTAATGCGTACCGCCTATTTGGGTGTCGTTTGCTCTCGCCACGAGATTAGCTCCTTGGTAAAGAAATTTAAGATGTCCGCCATTCCGGCAGTAGTTCCTTGGTCGTTACATATTCTGTCTAGATCACCTATTATGTTCTCCATTACAGGGTCCATAAACCCGTTCCCCATAGTGTGTTCGCGTATAGCGTAAAACCCCATTTCTGTTAAATCTGCGAATTTAAGCCACCCCATTTCCTCCTTTATCAAATTATAAGTTGCGTTCAGCCTTTCGTGTATATCAATCTCAGCTTCCGAAATGGCTTTTTGTAAATCCGGGTACATCCGTTTAGCTGTATAGGGTATATCTCCGGTCCAATACTCCGCAACATCATGGTCTAAAGCCGCCAGCATGAGATTTTTGGATAGCGCGACTTCTGGAACGACGCATCTTAACCACTGCATAACGCCGTAGGTGTGGTCGGCTACCGTTTGCGGGTGCAAGGTAGGATGTGCGTGCCACCTGTCTATGCGACCTGCGTTCCATTTTATTTCTGTTACCGAGAATTTATCCATTATTAGGCTCCTCGCTAACCCACTGAGCCGCTAAATGTCTCACGGCTTGGTCTTCAATACTGGCGATATACCTCTGGTAGTTTTCAGGCGTAGCCTTGAGGTATTTTCTAGATATCCAGTAGTTGAACAGAGGCTTTGCTACGGTCTCCAAAAAAGGCTCCTTGAAATTGAAAGTCAGTATTCGATTCCTTTCGGTAGCTGCCATAAACACGCCTAGTTCTTTATCAAACGTACTTATGTCCAACACTAGAGGTACTAACTTAGCATTTCTACCGTCGTACCAACCTGAACTAACCGGGATTTTTCTCAACTCGTCAAGCCGAGGGGTATTTGTATACATATGCAAATTATTGGAAAACTGCACATACCTTCCTACCAAATACCCCGCTTTTGCAGCGACATATTCTTGTATCATAGAAAAGTGGGCTGCGTTAGCCCCGCACATCCCCCAAATTAAATCGTTGCTTCGGTTACACACGGTCATATCTAAATAGCTATCCCACACTACACGAAACATTATAAGGTCGTTACAAGGTATGTCTTTACTGCTAGAGCATAAATCCCGCTCCCAATTCCATATTTGCGCTACAGCGCGGCGGCTGGTTGGGTCTTTTTTCAGTATAGCGGCGCACTCGGTCAACTGATCTATTCGACCAGAACGGAGTCGGTGCCCGTAGGCACCGTGAAAAGAGTATCCGTTATCGCTATACGCTCGCATCTGCTCGTTAAATCGGGCCAGCCAATTTACGTCTTCCCGACCTGATAGCATCCACAAACCCTCCATAACCAGAAACGCTACATTGTTTCTTCGTATAGGGTGCATAACAAAACGCTGTCTAGGCAAGCAGTAGGTCACGCATACCGGGTAATGGGCGGCGATAACCGGCCCATTTCGGCTATTTTCTACCTTACCCTCAGTATCAAGATAGTCTATGAGAATTGGCAGAGCTTCGTCAACATTTTGCGCGGTAACGGTTTTCATTTTTCAGTTTTAACCTCAAGCAGTCCTAATTGATAGGCTTTTGATATGTAAGTAGCAGCGGTTTCATACGGCGCTTTGGACGCAGCTATCATAGGGTACACCTCGATCATTTTCTCCGCTATCTCCTTTCGTGTAGCCCCGTGGTCGCCGGTAGACAACACATGGCCTACCACGCACGCTACATATTCTGCCGTTTGATGCCCCATACCTTTTTTCAGCTGTTGCCAATTTTTATACTGGCTAGATACGATAAAGATACACCCTGGGGGAGCTTTTTGTCGGAGCGATTTAGTCCTTTTGAAAGACTTTTTATGCGCTCCAGAAATTTCAGATAGCTCGGGCTTGCTAAACGTTACTATCCTGCCGGCAGAGTCTTCTACCGCCTCTACATACATATAGTAGTGGCATTCTACCTCGACGCCTGCCGCCATTAAAGTTTCTGCCGTGTCTTGGTCGATCTTTACTTTAGTTTTCATAATTAAAAGTTTCCTTTGTAGATTAAGTGTTTCCGTTATACCTCTGCTTTGGTTTTCCCGTACCCTGCAACGTGCGCATGTACTTAGAAAATTCACACATTACGTTCGAGCAGTTGTTCGGGTCTAAAAACACCGGAGGTACTCCAGGGTGCTTTGACAATAGGTCTTGCAACTCCATCAGCTCTCCGTGTGTATCTTTTATGGTCGTTCCTTGCGGGCGACCGTATAAATAGTTGAGACCTTTTATTGTGCCAGGGCCTGCTTCGACCCAAGTTGTCCAGTCTTGAAACTCGTGTCCGGGGCGGTGGTAAGGCGAGTAGCGTATATCAGCTACCATCTGGTTTCGCATAAACGGCCCCATGCCGTAAAACTTTCCGATAAATTCAGCCCAAGTTTCTAGCTTCAGAGTAGTTAACGGAGCACTACCGAGTTCATCCCACATTGGAGTAAATACATCTCGTATAAGGTAGGTATGCTTTGGGATTCCTTGCGACCGAGCGTGAATCATATACGCGCCGTTGAATAGCTTCTTTCCTCTGTCTTGTCTTGCGTCGAGCAGTAGGTTGAGATTGTCGGGGCTGAAGTCGTCTATATACCCGATTTCTCCCAGGCACTCCGGGAGATTGAAAACGCGGGCAACGGCGATGTTAAACCATAACGTTAGCGGGGTTATTTTAGGATGTACAAAGTAGTACCTTTGAATCCATTTCGTAACCGGGTCGTCTTGCCTATCCACGTTACAAAAGCGGTAATTTTGAATAATGAAATCGTTACACCAGGGTTTTGGTTGACGTCGCTCGTAACCGATTCTGGCCCGTTCGCGTTGGCTGATATAGTATAAAAGCGTTTGATAAGCGTTTTCGTCGATCACCATAGTATTATCTCTGTTGTATGTGGAAGAATGTCTTTGTTATAGAAAAAGAACAGACTTTGTGTTTTGAAAATATCTACGGTCTTTTTGTCGTATTTTCGACCTCCTGGTTTATACATAGAAATGACTTTTTTCCCAAACGATTTTTCCTGCAACTCGTCTTGATTTTTAAGCTGCATCGCATAAGGCTGATCGACGTAGTAAAACAAAGGTGGGTTGTCATAAATCTCGGACTCCCCCCGTAGGTAGTCGCAGGCCTCTGTAACCGCGTAATGCTCGGCATGGCGCAACCCTAAAGGGCAGATTATAGCCCAATCTTTTTTCGCAGGGATTGAGGCTATTATAGCGGGAGTACCGTCCATACTGCCGCATTCTTCGTACCCCATCCAGCTATGAGAAGCTCCTACGCTATGCGCGTATGCTTCAGCTTCGGCAGCACGTTTCGGGGTTCCGTATACGGTGACTATTTCAACTTCGTCCCCCCACTTTATCCACCGTTTTATATGCCCTCCTAAAGATAAAAAGGCATCATCGGCGTGAGGTTCTATCACCATGTATTTCATTAATCGGTCTCCATATTTATTAGGCGCAAGTCGAGTGCTCCCGATCTACTCCTATTATACTACGGCAGTATAGCCAGGTAAAGCGTTTTAAAATCCCATTATTTTATCATAAACGGTAGAAGCAAGGAAGTTTTCACTCACATAGGCTTTCGCTAATTTCTGCCTTGCTCCGTCTGTGGCGAAATTCGTCGTTATCAGGCAGTCGTTTATCTCCTGGGCTATATTCTCTGCGCGCACTTTTAGGCATAACTCTGTCGGGATAATAGAGTTTTCGGCCACTATCGGAAGGCATCCGTACCATAATGCCTCTATTCCGGTAGTATTGATTGACCCTTTGTTGTATACTTCGTAACGTGCTCGACCCATTCCCTGAAAGTCTGCCATAGCCCATGAGCGACTTAAGATGTCCGGGATATTCTCTAACGCTGTGTACCCGTGAAACGTCGCGTTCCCACGTCCGGAGAACTTGCTGTCGAACATGTCTTTTCCTACGACGCTTTGCCATAAAGGAGTGTTCCTCATTTGATAGTATTCTATCCCGTTGGAGTACATATCAACGGTTATCCGGTTATTGATATCCGGGAGGGCTTTTACAAACTGTTTTATCCCCTTTATGTTTTTCCACTGAGACAGCCACACCAGCAAAGGATGCTCTGTACGAGAAACATGCGAAGGCTCAGGGTAGAACGGGATGTGCACCCCTTCTATGCCGTACCGCTCGACAGTTTCTCTATAGGAGTAGGCAATAGTGACGTGGTTTAGCGTAGGCGTCATTTCCAACCCGAGTTCCAACCACGCTCGATATGAGTCTGCGTACCCGTCGCATATACGACCTATCATGGGTATCTCTATCATACGCAAAAAGTCGTAAAAGAAAGGTTCCGATCCATACGCTTTATTCGGGTGCGGCACCATACCACTAAGGTACAGATAGTCGAAATTAAGGTTTATGTAGTCTGCTACTACTTTTGCATGTCGCGGGTGGTGAGACAGTTTTCCGTCAACTGTAAGGTATACGTCGCCCCCTCTAATGAGTTGCCGCTCTCCATAGATTTCGTAGTCTTTTTGGACCCAGGGCCACGTTTCAAAAACTTTCCATACGTGCCCTCGATCAGCGCCTTCGTTGTACATTGCGATCAGTTCTGAGTTAAGTCCTGCTACTCCTGTCGTTTTCCATTGTAGTGCGCATACCCGTAGTGGGGGGTTTTCTTTTTTATTTAAGAATTTCATTGGCAGTTTTTCCTTCTCTGTAAGCTCTTAATGCGGACAGCAATGCTTCCTGTCCAGTTAGTTTCCCGTTTACTACAGACATCATAGCTTCGTCAACGGTATCTCTCGCCACTATCTGAACTACTCTAACCAGTTCAGTTTGCCCCTGCCTATCTAATCTTCCTATAAGCTGTGACCACTGCTCGGAAGACCAGGTAAGTCCTATCCATACAATTAGGTTTCCTCCGGTTTGCATATTTAGACCGTGGGATACCGACTGAGGATGCACAAATAGTAATTTGATTTCTTTCCTGTTCCACATAGTAACTATTTCGTCGGCATTTTTACAGTCTCCGTTTATAAACTCTGCGTCTGGAAAATGCTTCATAAAAACCGGGACTTCGCTGCGAAACGAATACGCGCATAAAATAGGGACGCCGCCAGATTCATCTATCACCTCTTTTAAGGCTTTCAGTTTTTCTTCGTGCACATATACAGGAACTCCGTCTTCGTCGTACACCGCCCCTTGACACATCTGACGACATTTATTACTGAGAGATGCCGCGTTCATGACCTCTATAAACGACTCGTCGGCCATTTCCATGAACATATGCTTTTCTAGATGGTCGTATTGATTCCGCGCTTTTTCTGGGAGGTCTACATACATAGGCACTACTATGTGACCGGGTAACTGTAGGTAATCTTTGCTGTCTAACCGAAGCGTTATGTCACCTATCCGGTTGTAGATCACTTTTTCTAGTCCAGGCCGTATTTTCCAACTGTACCCGAAATAATCCGCTTGTTCGAAACAGGTATGCTTATATTTAGCGTAGGCTGGAAACAATCTGGTTCCGCCATCTAGTATAAAATATTGCGACCAAAGGTCGAGCAGAGAGTTTGGCGCAGGAGTGGCGGACATAACCACTGTATAGTCTCTATTGCGGCTTAAACGCCTTAATTGTTTGAACCGTTCGGTGGTCGGGTCTTTTATGGCGGAGCCTTCGTCTATGACCAGCATCTCGCCGCGTAGCGCAGGAATGTTTTGCTTTTTCATCCAAAGCAGCCCGTCGTAGTTCATGAGGTATACGTCTGCTTTTCTATTAAACGCGCCTGCCTTGTCCGGCCCATGAACCGTAGAAAAAGTCAAATGCTGCGTGTGCTCCCATAACGCCGCTTCCTGTTTCCATACCGACTGTATAACACGTAGCGGTCCAAAAATAAATGCACTTTCTATCAAACCTTCTTCTATCAAATCTACTATGGCCGTAAGCACAGTTATCGTTTTTCCAAGACCTAGATCGACAGCTAGATAGCATTTTTTCTTTGATAGAATGTATCTAACCCCCCTTTCCTGGTACTCGTGCATATCTTTTCTTGCGTACTTAAAGCTCACTATCATTCTCCGTCAAAAGTCGGATAAAAAAGTCTACCTTTTCTTTTGAATCTATAACGCACACTCCGACACCGCGTTCTCTCAGTTGACTGTGATACCTTAGTTGCTTTTCTGTAGGCTTTCCTCCTAGTGCCTTAACCTCCGCAAAAATGCAGGTTCCTTTATGAATTACAAGCCGGTCAGGTATACCCACGTTATACCGAGGCTCCATTTTAATACACATACCTCCAACCTTTTTTACAGATTGAACAAGGTAGTTCTCTATTACGCGCTCTCGCATTTTTGCTTCCTTTCAAGTACGTCAAGCCACATAATGTCTACTTCTTCAATGTTGCGGTTTCGATTCCGGGTTTCTATCAAAGCCCGGACACGGTTTACCATATCAGGTCGTCGCCTTCCGCAGATTTCCAAGAAAAGGATTTTCTTCAAAGACGAAGTGCTGAAAGATTCATACGTTTTGAAAAGTTTCATCCAGTTAGAAGAAGCATCCAGAAGCTGTCTTGCTTCGTCTTCAGAACTCGGCATTTCACAAACTTCTGGTATTAACTCCAAAGGCCCGTAGTAAAGCACTACACCGTCTATAATGATCGTATCGTTTTTCTCGTTCATCACTTTTCTTTCCTGTATCGTTGAGAAATGTACCCTTCCGCTTTAAGGGGGAGTCCTTCTGCCCACAAGGGCTGTCTTGCTAAAAGACTGTCTAGTTCTTCAGCAGGGTTTTCTTTTACGTCTTCATCTATTTCTGTAATAACCTCGTCATGTACAGTAAAAAGAACGTCAAACCCCGCGTCTTGTATTTTAGGCAGGTTTCCTACCATAACATCACGAGCTACTGCTTGAGTTATATTTTCGACCAATTTCCCTCCGTAGGTGCTTTCTAGTGAAACTTCTCCATGAAAGTAAATTTCCCCATCTCTTAAAAAGGCTTTTGGGTAGCAGAGGTGGCGACCACTAGGAAGTCGTATTACAACGTCTTTTTGATTCCGGTAGATCAGAATCTTTTCTCGCACTTCGGCCTTTCCGCCATTCCGTATAACGTGCTTAAACGCATTTTCTACTGTTTTCCAGTAGGATACGATTGCGGGGTGGGTATTTCTCCAAGCCGGAACTATCTCACTAGCATTTTCGTAATCCATTTCTGCGCCATATTTCGCGCAGAATCTTATGAATCCATCTATCCATTGCCCATAGCCTAGCGCTAAAGTGGCGGTTTTACCTACGAAGCGTTGACTATCATTAACAGCTTCATAAACAATATTGTATATTCTCGCCGCAGCATCTCTATAAATGTCCCGACCGCTTCTAAATACGCTCAACGTTTTCTCGTCTTTTGCTAGCCACGGTAAAACCCGTGCCTCGATCTGCGATAAATCGCTTATGACGAACACTTTCTTTTTCTCAGCAATTAGCGTCGGTCGTATCAGGTTCGACGCAACTTCCATAACGTTTTCGGTCGGTATTTGTAGCCCAGCTAGCACGAAATCTATCCACTCTGATATTTCTACCCACTTCATAGTAGGCCGGACTAGATTTTGAAGCTGCACTCCTTGCGAGTTGTACCTTCCAGTTCTCCTTGCTCCGTACAATCTCATAAACCCTTTTAACCTGCCGTCTGAGGATGTACGATTTAAAAACGCTGCGTATTTCTTTGTAGCGGCTAGACCTGCTTCTTGTCTTAGCTCCAGTATTTGCCTTTCTAAAAACTCCAAATCTTTTCTAGCCAGCGCTTCCACTACCGTTTCTTTCTGTAAATTCGGTAGCTTTATCCTAGATAGCTCTCTCACGATACGAGCGGTCTGATTCACGGTAGTTACTCGTCCCCCCGTTATATAGGATAGGATATTATTAACCTCGCTCCCACGAGCTTCTACGGCGTGTAGCATATACTCAGCAAGAGTTAGGTCTACGCTTACCCCGCGCCGATTCATCTCTATATCGTGTCTTACCTCGACCCAGAACGCATGTGTCATATTTATAGTTGGCATCTTATTAAGACATAAACGAGTGGTCTTAACGTCTTGCTTTCCGTATATTACAAATCTCTCCCAATGCAGCGGATGCGTTTCTTTGGTCGCCCGTACCCCTCTTTTTTGAGGCCCGCAAAATAGGCGTATAAGCTCCTTGCCTTCTTTCAGTTTTTGCTGCTCTTCTGCCAACCCTAGAAAGGGGCCGAGCAACTCAAGTTTAGCAGGGTAGGCTAAAGACAGCGCGACGGTCATTGTATCTATTACTTGGTCGGCAGGTATAGGGGGCAGTTTTAAAGTGTGATGCCATACGGCATCTTCGAACCCGAAATTATGCGCTACTACGACAGCTCCGTGCTCTATAGCGTTTAATATAATTTCTGGGAAAGGCTCCCCGTTATACCAAGTCAGTACGGGGCCGTCATCAAAGGCGTAAGACATAAACAGTACTTCAGTAGAAGGATGCTCTGCGTACGCCCAAGCGCCGTAGTCTTCTATACCCAGTTCTGAGAATGTCTCAAAATCTATGTATACTTTTTTAGGGGGGAATACCAGGTTTTCGACCTGTTTAGGTTTTGCGTTTTGCACGTATTTCATATTCGTTAGTCCTGAAAAAAGAGGGGGCGTGAGCCCCCTAAAGCGCATTCAGGAAAAGGTTAAAACCTGAATGCGACGGCATTTATTACGCGAAAGCCTTAAAGTCTTCATCGGCTGTCTTGCGACCGGAGAAGGGCTCATCATCGCGTACTTTCATCACGTTATTCAGCCCGAACGACACTCCTTTTCCTCCAGTAGGGTGGTCCCAGGCGAACGGGTTAATAGATGCCCGGTACCAGGCGCCAGAGTATAGTTCTTCCGGGTCGATGATAGGCTGAAGATCAGTGTCTACTACTCCGGGGCGGGTAGCAGATTTCACATTGAAAATGATAGAGTCTTTGAACTCCTCCTTTTCTTCTTCATCGCCATCGCGGAGCGTGCTTTTCAGCTTCGGCGGGAGTTTCCCAAATTTGGCCTTGGCCGTTTCCTCTATCGCGTTTTCCAGCTTTTCCAGGAACTCCGTGTTCGACTTCGGAATTACTACTACCATGGAATAGACGGGTTTCTGCCCCTCTGCGGGAGGCCGTGGCTCCGTTAGAGTTACATAAGAACCGCGAAACTCAGGGGTTATAATTGCATCGGACATATTTTCCTCACATGTTAACGTATTGACGTATTGACGTATTGACGTATTGACGGTTTAGTCGGTTTTTTGGCCGAAATTATCAGCCCAGTATGAAAACGCACCAAGCGCCGCGTTGCGCGACAGCCCGAATGAGTCTTGTAGATGAGCAGGGGCGCCAAACATATTTATCTTGCCGCTGTCTCGGAGACCGTCCAAAAGCTCGTTTATTGCTTCCTGGTCGGGATGGGGTTTTGACGGGGTTTTTATAGACGCAAGGGTCATTCTAGTTTCCTTCTATTAGGGGGATTTTCAATACTCGTTATGTTCGCAGGGGTATTCCCCTACTTAGCTATTATACTACGACAGTATAGACAGATAAAGAACTATTTCCCTATGAAAGAAAAATGAATTTTGACACCTCGGAGTAGGCAAAATAGACTAAACCCAGAGCCATCGTAATACGAAAAACAAAAAGCAATACTATAGCAAACTCTTTCATAATTTATCCTCGACTAACCGAAAATAGTTGTCTTTTCTTACCAAAATTATCTGCGCCCCTAAAATCTCCAAATCTCCAGTAGTCAAATCATTTCTTACTACGGCCATGCTGGAATATTTCTTGAGAGCCATCCACTGCTCTTCTCCGACGTATGCCACGAGTTTAGGTTCGTAGTGTGTTGTTGCTTCGCAGATCAGTTTCAGTTTCAGTTTGTAGATAGCTTCATGTATGTGTTTGCATAATGCCTCACTCATACCTTACCCTCCAGTGCTTTTATGTATATTTCTGCCACTGTAATGGCTACGACTAATCAAGCTCCGCTATATCCACAATGCCGAGCGTAATGTAAATATCAGCCAGCTTTTTTATGGCTTCTTCTTCGTCGCCATACTCTAACACGTCCTTAATTGGGTCTCCTTTCTCTGCGAACCTAGCGGCCCGGACCACCCTTTGCTCAAATGTCAGCTTACTCATTTCCTGTCCTCCGGTGGTGTCGGTAGCGGCATCCAGTGCGTTGCTGGCTGACTGCCTCTACCATCATCTTCACTTACATAACCAAAGTGATGCGTACCGCCAGAATCTATCCAAAACCAACAGAGGCGACATTCATACACACCGTCATAGCGGCAAAGGACTTTTTGCCCATCTCGCGGCAACCTCTCGCGCACGGGTATCCACCGATGCGCCGCCTCCAGCTCATCAATGCGGGCTTTCAGCTCTGCCTTCGTCCTTTGGTAATGCTTGCTAATATATAATCCGTTTATGCTCATACCTTACCCTCCAGTGCTTCCTTGCGCGTTTTTGTTGTGTGTAAAATGGTGTGGGCGATACTGCGTAAATTATAAACAAGGCCGCGAAGGTCTTCGTTCTCGCCATGCAGTCGCTGGTTCTCTGCCTCCAGCTCATCCACGCGGGCTTTAACAGCATCCACATATTCTTTTGGCATTGGCCCGCAGTTGGCGCAGTTATAGTGGTCATCGCTTTTACACATATAACCGCCCATTTCACTCATCCATGCGGAGTCATGCAGTTCATGGATGTTACACGCTGGGCATTTACTCACTTACTACCTCCATCACCCACTCGCTTCTGTGGATTGTTACGCGCTCAACTTCTACGGAGTTGCCGCTGACAAACTTGGAATCTACTAGCTCAACTTTATCTAGCAGTCGCTTGTTCTCTTGCTCAAGGCCCTGTATATCACTGCTAATTTTTATGTTCCACGTTGCCCAAGCAGATTCTTTTTGGGCGTATTTTTCCAGCTTCTTATCTAGTTCATTGATGCGGGCTTGCAACTTCAGGTACGCAGACCACAATTCCGCGTAATTTACTTCCATCTTGTGAAACTCTGCTGTTCCTTTCGGTTCTTCACTCATGCTTGCGTCTCATGTGTTCTTGCTCACGTGCCGCTCAACGATATCAATAATCAAATCTTCAAGCGTAGGTGGCGAATATTCCGGGGCGGCTTTGGTTTCTTTGCTAGGAAATATCCCCAAAGACTCAAGGCATTTTCGGCAAACCTCCATAGGCGCTATTACATAATTGCTATATAAGCGGTCCTGGCACTTCGCTGTTACTCCTATTGTCCAGAACTGATTTGGATCGTGCGCGATATTGCCACACTTATCACAAACGTAATTCGTTACAATGCTCATGGCTTGCTACCCTCCAGTGCTTTCTGCTTTTTCCTGTGCTGTTCTATAAGGGCCAGGTCGTTAGTCAAGCGTGCGGTGTGGCACTGCTTACAAACTCGCATAATCGGTCTGCCCATGCGCGACCTGTCCGGGATTGTAGCTCTATTTTCGCCGCACAAAATACACTTACTCATACCTTACCCTCCCGCATGTTAAACACCGCTTGCTCATTTTCTGGTTTGGGTTTATTTCTAGCGATTTTATTCGCCATTGTTTGACGCTTTTTTCTCATCGCTTCGTACTGCCGAAAAGAACGCGTGTGAAACTTGGCTGGAGTTTTAATACTCATTACCAATTTTCCTTTGTAGCATCTATAAAATCTTCCCACTTTGGATCGAACCATTCTGGGTGGAATAGTAAAGTCTCCTCCTCGAACAGTTCGCACACGCTTTTTGGGAACCAAGCTTGTTTAACTTTTCTACCAAACGCTCGACGGATTAGCCACGCTTTTTCTGTTTCGTGAACTAATTTAAAATGCGATATTTCTGTTTCGCATTCTTGTTCGTGGTCAAAACCATCCAAATATACATCGTCTGAATCTATCATAAAAAGGCTCCTCTGAAAGCAAAAAAGCCGGAATAGTGGAGAGCTATTGCCCCTACACAGATCGCTACCGATGCATAGGAAACCGCAATCAGAATTTTACCCGCCACCTCTAAAGCTAAGTTGATCAACATATCCGTTCCTCAGCAATCAGGGTCGAAATCGTACCACTCTTGCGCCTCGTCGGGTTCTGGTGGTTCCCACCCCCCGTCGTCGTCTTGCAAACGGTACATCTCTTCCATTAGGTTTTCCGCTATAACGTCCAATTCTTTCTCAGACGCGGAGTCCGTCAGATCAATACCCCCTTTGCCCAAAATAGTATTAATTTCGACTCCAGCTTGGATATTGACGTCCGGCTCAGCAGGTTGGTACTCCCAGAAAACTTCTACATCGTCGTAGTCTTCACCGCCTATAACGGCAGAAAGGATTGTCTTTTGCTCGCCTTTAATTTTCATAAATTTTCATACTCTCCAGCTCGTCGATTATATACTCGCATAACCTTCTTCGTGAATCGCCGTATTCGCTTTCACCCCATTTTGGTTCTCTCCAAAAAACGCTTGCTGGGTCTCGCCCTTCAAAGGGCACTGGAAACAAATCGCTCCCGCTAAATTCTCCCCAATTTTTAAACAGGTCTTTTGGAAAATCAAAGTTGTAACTAAGTAATAGGGAGCATATCCCCTTTTCTTTACGATTTTCACTTGTAAAGTCTTCCAGTTCTCGCAGCGTTTCAATTACTTCTGCTATAAATTGCTTTTTAGTAAACTTTCTCATAGTGATCCCTTTTATCGTGTATAAGTTACGCCGTCATCAAAAAGCCAAGACGTAGTGCCCAACTTAAAACAGAATAGTCATTCATGGTTCTTCTCCTGGGCTCGCAGTTTTTCGCTTGCTTCGAACCCGGCTTGAAAAGCGTATCTTTCTGAGCAGTAGCATACGTCAAGAGGAATATAATGATGCCCATACCATCGGCAGTCTTTATAATGCCCTTTACTTGACACGTTGTTTTGTTTTTTCCACTTTCGAAAGGCCCGATCAATACTTTGCTTAGTCATATAAGTGGACCCCTCCTATATCTATCGAACAACCGCAACCGCCACCGGGAACGCATCGGGTCAACGGGCATCCTGCGTTCTCAATTGCTTCTTCAAGCGTAGACGCAAGAAGCCCGTGACAACCGTCTGAGTTCCATCCTTCAGGAAACCTCGTTTCCCAAACGGGGTCCGGCCTCGACCAAGACCCCCGCAAATCTTCGATATAGCACGCAAGCTGTCCCCCGTTTACGCCGACAATCGCAAATCCGTGAAGAGGGTACAACCCTTTATAGGCCGCTTTCTGGTGCGGCCCTGCTTTTATGAATTTCGGTTTCATCAGTCAATTTCCACAGCGATTGTTTCATAACTGTAGAGCTTAGACCCTGCTTTGCGATACGCCTCTAGAATCCACTTAAAACCCTTGTAGTTCCAAGCTTCTTCAAATTGCGCATCGGTAGCGTTGTCTATTAGCCACTGTAAGTCTCCTTTGTTCCCTTTGTCGCCGTAGCGACCTCCCAGCAACGACATGAGTTTACAAGTAGCCAGACCTCCAAGATAGACCGTGTTCATAGCACCAGGCCCGCTTCGATAGCGGACTGCCCTTTTCATCTCTTTCCGTCTTTGGTCTTTCATGCAGCCTCCTCAACAGCGTTTTCTTCAGGAAGCAGCAGATTAAGCGCTTTCTGCGCCATTGCTGCAGCCTTAAAGATGTATTTATGGTCGTTCTCCAACCGGCCTATCCAGTGTGCGATATACTCCGCGTGTTGAAGCCCCTCGTAGGGAAGCCCCAAAGCTGCTCCGGCCATCGCTGCTCCAAGCTCCGCCACCAATTCCTCTTCTGCGTAGCTGTGATTCTTTATCCGGCCCAGTCGAGCCGCGCCCCCTGTCCAGTGGATAAGCTCGTGAAGAAGTGTGGCCTCGTGGTTAGTGAAGTCCTTGAACGCCTCTACCGAGGGCATATGAATCTGATCTACCGAGGGGATATAGCAGGCGCTATTGCCGCCGTATTTTACTTCAGCTCCTACGCTTTCTGCTATGCCGATAACGCCGTTTTCAGGAGATACGGGAGGAGTGTAATGTTTCAGCTTTTTTACGTCCAAATCTTCACACTGGTCGATGTTAAAAACGCAGTAAGTACGCATCAAGGGGATTTTTTCTTTTGCCCCCTGGGCGTTCTCTTTTTCCAGTATTTTGTAGAAGATAATGTAGGTTCCCTTTTCTCCTTTGGTAACGCTACCGCCAAGCGCTTTCGCTTGATTGTAGGTAACCCAACCGGGAGTAGGGTATTGCCCGCCTAGCATAGCGAGCAGGAATACGTTGATGCCGGAGTAGGCTCTGCCCGTTACCGCGTTGTGCGGCATATTACCGGCTAGGTCTTTCCAAGGCTTAGACCATTTGCCCGCGTCTTTGAGACCGTCGATAATAGACAGCGTTATTTGGTCGTAGAGGTCTTCATTTTTCATTTTCGTTCTCCATAATCGTTAAGGGCAGTCGGTGTTCTTCCGACTTATACTTATTATACTACGACAGTATAACCAGAGCTAGAACTATTTTTTGCTCTCTTTTACCATCTCTTTACACATTTGTACGGTAGTAGGCCTCGGCATACCCATAATAAGGGCGAGAAGTATAGAACAAAAAGCTATGCCACTTAAAAAGCCCATAATTATGTGAGCCCCATCTTTATTCATAATACTTTACCTTCCATTTTTCAGTATAAAACTCGCTTGGATCAAGTGCTTTTTGAGAAGCTATGAACTTCTTAGCATCAAGCATAGTTTCACAGATTGCTAGTATCTCCCCACGAAAAGAATATACCAACACAACCTCGCCTTCTGCGGCTTCTTGCACCCCGCAGCGGGAGCAGTAGCGCTCTCCGTCTGAGAGGTCTTTTTGGTAGTCGTGACAACCGCTCATTAGGTTACGCCTTCCTCTTTCGGAGCATTTCTTCGCGTGCTTCTATGACTATGTCCTCTGCTTCGGCTTTTGACATCGTTTTTAGCATGGACGCGATTAAAATTGAAGACGCCATTTCGAGGCGTATCTCCAATTTTTGCAAACGTTTTGCGGTTTTTACGTGTACTACAAGGAGAAAAAACACGCAAAGCAGAAGAGATATTAAACCACAGATAGATATGTAAATTGGCGTCATTGTTAAACCCTACTCGTCTGCGTTAAATTTGGCTTGTGCTCTTTCTACAAGTTCTAGTCCTTCCCTGACGGTCATTGTATTATTAATAACTTCAGCCAATACGGCGTTTGTTACTCGAATACCTGCTCTGAGGTACTCTAGATGCACGTTAATACGATGTATTTTTACGATAAGACTTGAGCTAAGCAAGGCTAACCCTATTGAAAGTATTGCCGAAATTCCATTCATAAATTGTAGTTGGTCTATGGTCATTAGGGATTATCCTTAAAGATTTTAAATGGGTCAATGGAAGGGCGTTTGTCCGATTCTTTTGCTATCGTTAGCTTTCCCTCAGGTTTAAACACGTGCTCTTTTTCTATTTCAAGGTATTGCTCTTTTGACATAACCAACTCGGCTTGAGTAGGCGATGTAAACTTTTCGGTGTAGAGGTTTCCTCTGGGAATGCCCATCTCTAATAGCAGTTTTGAAACCGCTTCCTCGTCTACCCACTGTCGATTACTTCGGCCACGGACCAACTTATACCCCGGAAGCTCGTGACCATGCTCCAATAGTTCCTGCGCTTTTGCCTCTACGGCGTTACACCAAAACTTTATAAGATCCACGTGTTGCAGCGAATCTACTAAATCGTCGTGGTCCATTTCGGGTGCCTTTTTACATTTAAAAGGCGCAAACTCTTCTGCCGCTTTACTTAGTACAAACGCTTTTAAAGCTGGGCATACGGGCGCTGCGGGGCACCACCTACATTGTTTTTCGCCCGGAGTCAGTACCCCGCTACTTTGCCGGCTTATTGACTGCTTAACACGTTTCTCAAAGGCTCTTAACTGCCCCCGAGTTACTTCCCAACTCCGTACTGCGCCCAATCCGTCAAATACTCTTGGCTGATATATATTCAGCTCTACGGTTTCTACTGGCCAAGCGACATTATAGACAGCCGCTACGCCGTACAGCATAAGCTGTGTATTTTCTTCTGCGACTACGGCGACACCTTGCCCGTATTTCAAATCGGTTATTTTAATGTGCCGGTTTACTTCGTCGTATACTACATGGTCAGACGTGCCGAATACTCCAGGCACAAGCGCATTCAAATCTAAACGCTCTTCAACTACTACGCGAGTAGCCCCAACGGACAAATCGTTGACAAACTTAATGTAGTTTGCGATATGCCTCACCATTTCTAAATCGTCGGAATGCTCTGACGGGTGGGTATTCGTTCTAAGGCACTTTTCAGCTAGTTGGTGCGCCCGCGTACCGACAGCCGAGGGACTGTCTTCAGGTTCCTCGACTTCTATGATATTAAGAGTTTCACAATAGGCTATCGCCCCTTCACAGTTTAGCCAACGGGCGCTGTCGGAAGGGGAGTATTTGGCATGATCGCTCATTCTGCGTGGTATCCTTTATTGGCCAGAAAATTTAGTAATCGTTTAACATCTCGGGTCTTAATTACCACCATATCGGTAGCCCAACACGGGTCGTGATTATTAGCAGTAAACACTAACTCTCCTCGCAGGTTAAAATGGCAATACACTCTGTTACCAATATACAGGAAATCTTTCAACGTGTTTTCTTTACCCACACTTAGCCTCTCTACAGATATTTTCTGCTGCCGTCTTTTATGACGCCGACTCGCGGCTCCCAATCGTCGGGCAATTTAAGATGGTTTGGGTCTTCTTCTCCCCAGCTTATTGCGCTCCATATGGTAGCGCTTATTGCGTATAGTATAAGCAGAAGTATCGCGGAGAAAAACAAAGTTTCCGCGTTCATACCGACCTCTCCTTGTACCGCGCTCTTGCGTCTTCCGGAGACCAGTTTATGGACTCTTTTATGGAGTCAATAAGTATCGAGGAAGTTGGTATTTGAGCGGCGTAGCAGTCCAGAACGATCTGAAGAGCGTTTTCAAGCTCTGTAATCTTTCTTTTTTGCTCGTCAATTGTACGTTTTTCAGCATTCTTTTTTGCTTTAAGCATTTCAGTTTCTCCTCATCTTAGCGATGTCTTCTGCGCCGCTGCCGCGAGTAACTGGTACCAGGTTAGACTTGTGCATCGTGCCTATCCCGATAACATAATCGCCGGTGTACTGCGGGGCTTCTTTCTTACCTGTCGAGCTTTTCGTATCTACAGCAGAAGGATAATGCGGGGTTTCACGATAAAACCCCGCACTACCTCGACGGTTGTAGAACGTCTTTTTCAAGACTCGTCATTCGCGTTCGGGAGAGCTAACAGAGACTGAATCTGATTATCCAGCTCCATAATTTGCCTTTTCGCCTCCGCTCTTATCACGTCTTTTCTCCCGACGATCGCTTCAACCACTTTCGGCGCTACTTCGTTGTGCTCAGGGACTTCCAGAGCAATCTCGACTTCTCGGAGCAGTACTACATCTCCGTCTTTACCAGGGGCGAAAGTCCAGAGAGCGGTCTTTATTCCCCCCTCCGTGTGCTCATTCGCGTATGCAACAAGGTAGATTGTAAAAGTTTGCTTAGCCATTTTATATATATCTCCATAATCGTTAGTGAAATGGGCCGGGGTTTTTCCGACTTAAGGTATTATACCCCGGCAGTATAGCCAGCGCTACCGCTATTTCTTGTTTCCGGTTGACATGCTTTCCAGAAGCTTGTCGAGCATTTCTCCCAGGTCTCCTTTGCCTGAAAGCAGCTTATTAACCGTTTTTTCTGCGGCCCACGAAGCATAAGCCTCGTCGTCTTCGAACATGGTTTCATAGGTGTCTTTACCCATGACCATGACATCTCCCCGGACCTGTATTTCCAAGATGGCTGGGTCTCCGAGCAAGGCATATTCCTTGAGCATATCGGTGGCCATCTGGTTTACCGGCTTCTTGCTCTCAGAATCGCCTTCGAATACCGCAACAGCGTTCTCTATCAGGCTAAGAGTTTGGAGCGCTTTCACATCGAGTTTTTTCATGATCTGTTTCTTGGTAGGGTCTACCAGGATACCGATTTGAGTTTCCCCGAGGCGGGTTGCGTCCATAGGTATGAGCGATACCGAGCAAGCGGAACGCACGGGGAACCCCGCATCTTCCACTTCCCGCATTTTTGCCCGTACTTCTTCACCGATTTCTTTTTGAGCGCTGCTCACGTCGAATTTGCTAGACTGCTTGTTTACTTTTGCCATTATACTTCTCCTTCAGTTAGGGCGGGATGCCCAACAAGCGCACTTATAGAAATGCACTTATGGAGTTCCCGCTGCTTTACCCCCTATTGCTTGACGCGTCACGAATGCCTGTTAAGGTAAAGTCAGAAAGACGAAGGGTACGGTTGTACCTACTTAATATTGTAGGAACGTCTTTGTTATTTTTCTCAGCCATTTTTTCGGAAACTGCCCTTGCTTCTTCTTCGGTTTCGCACAGAGTGTTTTCCCTGTATACCCGTCCACTTCCAACACCCGTTTCTCTACACATATAAGTGTATTGGTCTTCTATTTCTTCGTCGCTGTTATACCTTACACTGCCTATCGTAAGCGGTTGCACGTCAGCTATGTACCAGTCGTAGTTTAAAGACAATTCTCGATCTCCAAAATACGAAGACGAACACCGAGGACATGGAAAGGAGTATTCTTCGCCTACAGGAGATACAGCGCGCCACTTTCTTAGCCCCCTGCAATCCGGGCACGGGTGCCGTTTAGTTACTTTTGAAGGGCTGGCTAGCCATACTTTCTGCCCTACACAAAACCGAGGTTTGATATCCATAAACGAGTCTCCATAAGTTAAATGCGTCGGTGTTTTTCCGATCTATAAGTATTATACCCCGGCAGTATAACCAGCGCTAGAACTATTTATTGCCGATTGCTCGGGGCTTTGACTCCTCCGTTTCGCCCATAATTTTATACAGTTCTTCCAAGGACTCAGAAAGTTTTTGCGTCAGGATAGACCGCCGAGCAAACACTTTATCGTAGTACAGATACGGCA